AATAGTTGTATCGACTGAATCGCCTGTTTTCCTAACCCTGAGCGATTGATAGGCGTCTTGCACCCAAGTGCTTGTTACTTTTATTGTACCTGCAACACCTGCAAGACCTGTACCGAAGCTGTTCTTGAGATACACTTTAAAAACATGCAAGCCCGGAGCCACGCCCGTCACATCTTTATACATCTTTACAACACCATTGTAGCTTTCCGTCTGGACGCTACCGGCTTGCGTTGCAAATTCTTCTAGCTGCACAGCACCGTTTTTGAAATGATAAGAAGTGGGTTCGGTATTAGATGTGTTTGTACCATTGATCCAAGAAATTCGCACATAGCCATCCGCTAAAAGCTGTCCGTTTGCACCAAAGCGATTAGCCGTCACACTCACTGGCGTGGCAGGATTTGAATAAAGCTGCGTGGTGCCTACAGTAAGAATGGCGGGGTTGCTTACCACAGGAACGTATAGCTGCGCCGTCAAGATGCAGCGGTACTGCCTGCCGGAGTCACTAGCCGACAATAGATTTGTTACCGTTAGACTGGCGCTATTTATGCCCGTCGCATTGATGTTTGCGGGGACGTTTTCCCAAGTAGTTTGGTCAAGGAACGGGCCTACGTTTGTGATCGTTCTCTGCCATTGGTAAGCAATAGGCCTCGCCGCCGTCGAACTGGCTGGCACCGCAACGGCAATTATGGTAAAAGTGGCCGAAGCTGTGATGCCCGTTATAGATGAAGATGTGTTCGCAGGCTGGGTCACTATGCTGATAATGCCGTCAGACATCATCGAGAAGTCGCCCGTCAGCACCCACCTTGAGTTTGTGGCAGCTACACCATTACCCGCAGGTACGCCGGCATAGATCTTTGTTACCGTGCCGCCACTATACTGCGTGCGCAGTACCGAGCCAGACGAGACTATATCTACGCCGACCTGTCCTGCTGGGGTAATCACCATGCACGGACCTTGGTTTTCTCGGACGATATGAAAATAAGAACCGATAGGACACATCAAATCTGTGGCAACTAATAGATTGTAACGCACTATGGTAGTGTCAGGTGTGGTTGCGCTAAATGGCACCATCAGCTTCCCGATTTTACCGATGCCAATTCCAATATCGCAGTACGCTGGTGTCGAGCCCGTTGCCGGTATTGTCGGCGAAGAGGCAGTGCGAACAACAAGCGGCGTTCCGTAATCGCCTTTCTGTCCGGCCAAGCTAACGGTCCAAGCAGCATATGTGCCGACGCCTCTAAACAGATCAACTAATACGGTCCACGAAACCGTACTGATTGTGGCTATCACCCCCTCTATGTAATTCACAGTCGGTGTTGCCGTCACGACGATACGAACGCGCGTGCCAACAGTATAGGCGTGTACAGCCGTATTAACGTCAAATGCTAGCGTTGCTGGAATGGCTGCAATTAAGGGAAGAGTGCGCGAAGTGACTGAAGTTACGCCGGCGTAACCCAACCCAACCACGCCTGGATTGCCCTGCGGTCCCGCTACGACTGAGGCTGCGCCAGTGTTGCCTACATTTCCGGCCACTCCCATTACCCAAGAAGAAAGCGTGCCCGACCCCTCATAGATGACGGCCGTCATTGTCATGGTGATGTTGTTCGCGCCACTCATAACAACAGTGCCCTCGACATAGTTACCACCACTGGCTGCCCGCACTCGCATTCCAGTAGAGAACGCACTGCCTCCAGTGATGGTAAAAACTTTCGAGCCAACCCCCACAAGTACAGACGTTGCGGAGGTGACAGATGCGTATCCTGCTCCGGCAAGACCAGTCGGACCAGCTACTGTTGAAGTTGCCCCTGTAGCCCCTGTAGCGCCAACGGGTAGGACAAAGTTAAACACTGCAGCGGCCGAGGTGCCTGCGTTGGTGACTACCGCACCTGTGCCGGCAGCGCCTGTTGTGACGGTGCCTACAGTTGCGGTGGCCGCCGTACCTGCAACGCCTGCCGGTCCACGGATCTGTCCAACATTTTGCCATACGGTGCCGGTCCATACGAATCCATCACCAGCAATTGATACAGGCAGGCTAGCCACACCAGTGTTGCTAACTAGATATAAGTCTCCCGTGGCTGGAGAATTTGACGGCGGCCAGACAGTTATGATGCCCTTTATAATGGCATTCGCCCCAGTTGCGCCAGTCGGACCAGTTGGGCCAGGTACTGTCGAAGCAGCACCAGTGGCGCCCGCTGCACCAGGATTTCCTTGCGGCCCTGTTGGTCCCTGTGACCCTATGCCTTCAGGCCCCGTTGGTCCGGTTAAGCCAATAGGACCGATTCCTCCGGGGGTTCCTTGAGGCCCCTCTGGACCCTGTGATCCTGTCGCGCCAGCAGTGCCAGCAGCGCCAGGTATACCTTGATCACCCTTGTCTCCAGGGCTTCCGGGATCTCCCTGTGGGCCAGGTTCTCCAGGGGCTCCTGTTTCTCCCTTTGGGCCAGGCTCGAGCGTATAAGACAGTGAGTTCCACGCTGTCGAACCGTCGCCGTACTTGATCTGCCCTGTATCTGTTTCATAGCCACCCTCGGCAGATGCCAGAATAGGGTTGACCCTTGCCCAGTTAATGGCAAGGTCACGGCGAAGCTGTATTCTTTGGATAGCCATTTATGTTTCCTTATGCCGGTGCAGCAGGCCAAGTGACCTCGCCGCCTGTAAATGTTGCTGGCATGTCTCGCAGCGATTGCCTGTAGATAGCCCATGTCGCTTGGTCAATGGGGGCGTCAGCAACCTGCGTCCAGTCAGATGCGACAAGTAGCTTATCTCTTTGGGTGCGTAGCTCTGCCATCGCTGTGCGTGTAGCCGACAAGGCATCTCGCTCTGCCAGTGTCATTAAGACCCAACCTTCTGGGCAGACGAAATCATCCGGCACATCGGAGTATGTGAGTAGCTCCAGCCCCGTGTCTTGGCACATATACATTGTCATCGTGAGCCTATCCATTCGTGTCGCATGTAAACGTAATCAACAAGAAACGACCTAGAGGTAGAACCAACGCTCTTGATAATGCTGGCGGCTAGTTTCATTGAACCGTCTGGGCGAATGTTTGTTGTGATCGAACCCACTTCATATCCGTTGTAACTTGGGTACAGTGTGATAAAACTCCCTGAGACAGTCGAGCGAAAGCCCAACTTGATCCATGCGCCCGCCACAACGGGAACGGTAGGTGAAGTCCTAGTAGTTGAATTGTTGTAAGTCGAGCAAAGCGTCCAAAAATCTCCATTTAAAAGGCGGTTGTATTCAAAATAGATACCGTTAGACATTGTAGTACTGCCGTCGTGCATGCCGATGCGGCACAGGAACCCTTGAGTGGCATCAGACAGTAATGGCACCTGCACCATGCACTCGTAAAGTCGTGTGCCGTCATCCATACGCGGCATCTCAGAGTCGTATGAATACACCATCGCATAGCCCGTTGAAGAACTGCCAGTTGTAAGTTCAAGCAGCCCAACGCCGGGTTGTGTGAATGTCAGCGATGCACCAGTGGCAGTTGCGCCTGCGTAGCCCGAAATGTAGAAACTCGTTCCGTTCACCACTGATGTGATGGTGCAATTGGATGAAAGCGAGGCACCTGTCACTAGCATCCCAGCCCTTAGCCGTGCAGTTGTCGAGGTGGTTACGGTGCTACCTCCGCTGACAGTATCGCAGGCAATCGCAAACGGTTGCGTCGCGAATCGTGATAAATACAATGCAGCACTGCCTGAACTCGTCAGCATATGCAGGTTGAAACCATCGGAGGTAATGCCTCCTGAGAAGCTAAACACGAAGTCGTTATAGCACTCCCAGAACTTCGCGCGGCCTGCTGCGCGGCTGGAGTAGTACACAGATGCGGGAGTGACTGCATCGTTAGTGTCAGTAGTCGTGCGACCCGCCAATGTTTCTGCCAATCTCACCCTGCCGTAATTCCCGGTGCTGGCGTAAGAAGTGCTTTCGACTATCCGATAGTCGTTCCCTTGCGCAAACTGACCGCTTGAGTAACCAAACGCTCCAGTGGTAAGCACCCCGCTAGCAGTGGTGATGATCGGCAGTCCGGTAGTCGAACCTATGGCACCGACATTGGTGATGTTCCCGTGCGTGTGCGTGGAGGCAGCTTTGAGATCTAGTGCCGTCGCTAAAGCATCAGTCGCTCGTTGGTTGGTAAAGTATTTATTGGTTGAGCCTTCGGTAACTACGTCTGTAGAAGCAGCAGACCCAGTGGCGCCAGTAGGGCCTGTTGCCCCAGTAGGACCAGCCACTGTCGAGGCAGCCCCAGTAGCCCCAGTGTTGCCTACAGGTAGGACAAAGTTCAGCACTGCATTGGCCGAAGTGCCTGTGTTGGACACCGAGGCTTGTGTGCCGGCAGCGCCAGTAGTTACGGTTCCCACAGATGCGGTGCCACCAGTACCCTCTGCACCACGCGGAATAGTGAAGTTAAACACTGCCGCCGAAGAACTGCCAGAGTTGGTAACTATGGCGCTAGTCCCAGCATCCCCGGTCGTTACAGTGCCAACAGCCACGGTACCCTGTGGCCCAGCAGCGCCCGTAGTGCCCGTTGCCCCGGATGGACCAATCTCACCAGTAAAGCCGGTAGGACCACGATCTCCACCTGGGCCCTGCCATGCGAGATACTCCAGCATAGTCCAGGGGGAACTGCCGTTACCGACCTTCATGCGGCCGGGATTGCCATCTTCGTAGCCGATCTCACCAGCCGACAAGATGGGGTCATCTCTGAGCCAAGCCTCGGTGCTGTCGCGCCGAATGATAATGCGGGTAGAGCGTGTAGGTGCCATGCCCTATTTATGTCCGGCGCTTCTTCCAATGCGGCAAATGCTTAGATTTGGCTCTTTCGGTTGCTGCGGCCTGCGAAAGCCTCGGATTATCGGCAATTTCTTTCTTGACTAGCTCTTTAAGAATCCGGTTGCTGAAGTCTTTCCGGATAGGCGGCCCCTCGTCTCGAGAGTCAATGTCCACAATTCCCCTGACTTGGAGGTTGCGTTCTTTGGCTACCTGCCTGATCTCCCCTACGTCTGACACCCAAGCCCTAGGGTCGCAGTGGCCTAGTTTATTGGCCAAGCCGGATACATACTGCTTGCCCTCGATGCTAATGCCAGAACCCTTGGCTTCTCGGACGATTCTTTTGGCCTGTGCCAGCGGCATATCATCCAGCCAGTTGCCGGTCATACGCCCTTCTTGAAACGCCCTGTCTGTCCCTTTGGTGCCGGGGGGCTGCTGGAGGGCACACATGATTGACCAAGCCTGAGTCTGCCCGTCTGCTATGAGCTTGAGGTAGTGCGCACGGACTTCGTAGCTGGCGTGGGCAATGTCTTCTGGTAGGCAGTCAACAACAGCATCAATCATGCAGGCTCCGGTGGTGGAGGTTCAGTAGGGGGCTCTGGCGGCGGCATTTCTTCGCCCTGTGAAGGAGGGCCTGCCGGACCGGACGGCGGCCCTGGCTCGAGCGGCGGAGGTGGCGGCGGCTGGGGGACCATATAGGGCGTGGCATCTATGTCTAGGGACTTAGCCCAATCTGTTATGAGAGCGTTGAATGGGCCTACTACGCCCTGCTGCAACAGCCCCTGCAGTACAGGCCCAAGCGTTTGCAGCGCCATCTGCATTTGCTCGATCTTGCCAGCCTTGTTCTGTTTACGCGCCGAGCCGGCCAATATCTGGTAGTCGTATTCCCTAGCCAACGCGTGGATGTCTGCAGCTTGCACGGTGGAGGCCCACACCTGAGCCCCTAGAGGCCCCATGATTGGCTCTATGTCTTGTGGTGTCAGCAACCACCGTGCCGCCAGTGCTTCTTTACGGGCCAGCATGGACATTGCATCTTCGAGAACATTGGCCATATCGTCCGGCCGCACAGAAATCTGCTCGCTCTTTACTTGGGCTTCTGCGGCTGACCGGAATTGGTTCCTCGTCATACCGAACACCAGCTCTGTTAGCCCCACCCGCTTGTCGAACATATCAGAGACATGCTGGACGATCTTCCACATATCCTCCGTCATGGTCGGCAGGGTAAAAACTGAGACTACATCAGCTACCGATCGGCCTAACGTCTCGGACAGTTCGATCAGAGAAAAGCCGTTCTCTTCGTGCTTTAGGATCTGGTCTTTGATGTCATCCCCGGCTGCTTTGCTTACTGCAACCATCGTTTTGCAGCTAGTCATCAGTCGGGTCGCCATGAAAGACAAAGCCCAGTTAAGGAACTTTAGCTCTGGCATCCCTGGCTTGATGTGGGAGATAGGCCACGAATAGCCTGGCTTACGGTGAAACTGCAGGAAAGTGCATGGCCAGCCATTTACGTCTGCAAAGAAAGGGATGGGCCAGCGTGTTTGGGCAAAGATCGCATTGGGCAGGCCTGTCTCATCAGGCGGCTCGAGCGCTATGTCTTTGGGGCAGTTCAGCGGGAACTTTACGCCATCCGCTACAACGATGTAGCAGTTCTGCCCAAGAGCATCAAACATCCCCTTAAACTCTTTGGGTGCGCCCTTTAGGCTGTGACCAAAGCCTGTCTTGCTGTAGATCTTCCAGTAGACGATTAGGTCGTTTGTTTTACCGTTGCGCTTCTTGTTCTTGTAGTCTCGCTCTTCCGAAGCTGACCTAGCGACATAGCTTTCGAGATGGCCCTTTAAGTCTTCTTGGCTTAGGTTGTACTTGCTAGCCACCTCCTCAAGCGGGTGAACGCACCGTTTGGCTACCCACAGCATGTCTTCCTGTTCATCGGCGTCTGGGTCAATGAGTAGATTGTCGGCTGAATCCGCAAAGCTGCCTACGATCCCGAAGGTCTGACCCTCTACGGATGACGGCAATTCTTCTAGCTCGGTCCACCAAACGCCTAGGCCCTTGATGATGGCCTCGTCCACCACTCTCCGGGAATGCTCTTTCAGGTCTAGCTCGCCGGGGGTGTAGTTCAGATAGGATTCCAGCAGAGAGGAGATTGTGCGTCTCTGCTCTTCCATCATGCCGACCTGCTTGGAGACTTCGATAAACTGCTGCAGGCGAGGATCTGGCATTTGCTGCCCAGTCATCGGATCAAACTGAGGCTGTGCGGTTGGGTCTATCCCTAAAGCAGTCGGAGGGATAACCGGAAACTTTCGTGGGGTTACTGTGCGAACTGGGTTTCTCGCATAGATCACGGAGCCAAAGAGCTTTACGGCCTCGAAGACCTTGTTTATAGTCATTCTAAACGAGGGGGGTGCAAACTTACTGACCCCGGTTGTCCCTCGCGTCCCTGGAATGTGGTCGTTCTTCCAGAACCAATCCCCGTTCCCGTCAAAGAAGTTCATTGCTTCTCTGGCATCGAGTGAGAAAGGCCGCTTGTGATCTTCGGCAGCTTTGAGCTTTTCCAGCCAAGAAGTGGCTATTGCCTGTAGGGCATCCTCCATCTTTCGCTGGGGGATAACGTCTTCGGGCAATTCCGGTAGCCCAGCAGCGTCCCCTACTAGTGGTGGAACTTGCTGCTGGGCTATGGGACTAAACTCGGAATCGTCTATCATGCCTTGTTTATGTCCGGTTTTTCTCTAACGGGCACATCGGCAGGACTGACGCCGTGCAATTCTTTTCGTAGTCACGGATCGCAGGGCTCGCAGAGTTCGTCGCACAGGACGGACGGACACCCGAACAGCATCACTAGCCACCGCTACGGTCACTGTAACAGCCGATTTAACCGACTGGCGCAATGGACATTGGCCTGATTTGCAGTCTTGGGCATAAGCCGCACCAGACAGGCCGATCACGATAGAAGCGAAAAGGACGGAAGAAACAAAACGCATAAGTTACTCCTTGACTACGAGTTCTTTTTTAACACGGGCAATCTTCATCTGCGTCATCATCGCACCCAGTTCTCGTAACTGTTTGGTGCTCTCATGGAAGGTATAAGCCCCCCACCTAGCCGTATTGGCAGCATTGCTGTCTTCCTGCCAGTAAGGGTCGCTTAGGTGCCGAACAGAGGGCTTTTCGACAAACCCGAGATCCTCGGCATAGATCAATGCGGTAATGGTATGAGTGCCTGGTCTTCGGCAGACCCACCCCAAAACTCCTTCGCTCTCATTTGAAGAGAACGGATTTGAGTGCCAGCAAACCATGTCGCCTAAAACTGGAGTCATCAGCGTTTCGTTGTCTTGCATACAGTATTAACCTTGGGTTAATCGGGCCTCCTCCCCATTGTGCATACCGTCTCGCGTACCAGCAAGGACCATCAGGCGTCCCAAGTCATGCTGTAACTAGCCGGCGCTAGGGAAATAGATGCCGTATTACCAGCGGCCTTTGCCCTTTTCTGAGACCATGCGATGTACCAAGGCTCGTTGGATACGACTTTTACAGGGTGGTATTCCGGCCTAGCCATGCACAAATACCGCAGGCAATCGACCAGATGGAACTCACCTCGCTTGTTTGGCTCATCCGTTACGATGTTTACCCCACCGACATTGGCTGTCTTCTTCTTATATCGCCGTAGTTCCCGGTCTAAGTTGGGTACTTTCCCAGCCAGCAAACGCAGCTTGGGTGTGCCTGTCGTTCTAATATGCAGGTCTGAACGGACAGCATTAAGCCCTGACTGCACATCGTCGCACCCCGGTATAAATGAAGACCCCGTGGTATTAGACCGGATGTTTCTCGCCTCGAGCTGCTCGGTGTAGTGCTGCTGTGGGCTGCGGCCTGAACCTATGTCGGTCAGTCTGGCACCGTGCGCGTCGATATAAAAGGCATGGAACCCGTGCGGTGCTTCTTTGTACTTGGCAAAGAAATGCTCGCCAAAGATCTCGGCATTAGCGTTTCGCAGATAAAGCTCGTCATACAGGACGATGTGCTGATCGCTTGGGTCTATGGCGGCAAACAGCACAGCCAGAACCGCATGGCCCGGATCGACTATGGCAAATCGCGTCCAGTCTTTGGGTATACCGTCAGGCATAGTTATTGAATGAACGTGCGTATTGTACGAGGGGTAAACCAAGATAGAGTCGATAGTGAACTCACCCTCGGCCCTTTGTCGGATTACGTCTTCCCCTGCGGCCGCCCACCTCTCCATCATCTTCTTCTTCTCGTCTGGCAGGATGTGGGGATTGTCGAGGAACCGCAAGACAAACCGCTTGATATTGGGGTTTTCTATGCCTAATCCTTCTGACGCCTCTGCCCTTTCGTTTAGCCCGAGTAAGGCATCATTCTTGGACCACGGCATAGCTGACCAAGAGAATCTCCCGCCCCGATCGGCCAGCCTTGCCTGCATTTCGGGAATCCAAACCTCATTGCCTAAATCCTCGTCCACATGGCATCTATCGAGCGCGAAACCTTGGGGTGGGTCACCCTCGGAGCTAAACACGTTGATCTGCCAGCCATTGATTAGTTCGCAGTGATTCAGGTATCCGCTGGCTTTTAGTATCCACGACATACTCTTGATCATTCGCGGTGGTATCAGCGGTGGCGCAGGCTTGGCTTCCTTGGCCCTATGCGAGTCTTGCATTGGGTTATAAGCCCGAAAGTGCCCTGTAATATCGTCTTTGATGATCTTGAATGCACCGGCACGAAACAGCATGGGGTAAATTACTAACCCACAGTGCTTCCAGTTAGCCCCAATAATGGCCAAGCTGCCGTTGGTTAGCGGGTATTTCCCAGCAATAGGATGGCTGCCCGTAGCTGCCCAAGCATCTTCTACGAACGTGCATAGGGATTTGCCTGATCGATTGCCGCCAATCACCAGGGTCTCGGAGGACATGCAGTTATGATATGTCTGCTGCAGTTCCGTTGGCCGATACAGCTTTAAGGATTCGAGCCGCCGACTGCTCAACTCCGCTTGCAGCGCCAGTAGTTCCTGCTTCTGGAAATCCGACACTACCGGGATGGCCGGCATAGGGATTGGTGCGACAACCGGCAACGGTGGCTTCTGTGGCTTTCGTGGCATCGACAATCCTCATGGAGTGGTTGACATAGGCGTCGGCTGCAGCCTTTTCAATCCTGCTATTGATTTCCGTTTCAATCTCTTCTTCAGTAAACAGATTGATCGGCTTCCTTGCGCCACCTTGCTCTGTGTTCTTGGATGCCAGCCGTACGATCATTTCTAACAGGGAGTTCCGCATTCGACCGCCTGGTGGGCTGTCCCAGTATTGCTTCATTATGATGGACGAGAACCCGTTTGTGCCACCAAAGTATTGCATTACCGATTCCAACAACTCTGCCGTGTGCGGAATGTTGGCACCGCCTACAGAAGAAGAGCGGAGGTATATGTCTACCGCCCGATCCTCTATGGCCTGCATTTGGTCGCGTTTTCTTTTCTCCTGAATACACGCCCTGCATGTGAATCGCAGAGTGGTATTGCAGCCCGGAACGCGGGGAAAGAACTTAACCGACAGTGTTTTGACGGTTTTGCACTGCTCGCATTGCCGCACTGGACGGACTATGGGCGCTAGCTCTGTGCTGGTTGTGGGCCCTTTCTTCATCTGTACCTCGCTTCTTACATATCTTGCTGCACCAGCGACCTTATTAACGCTGCCTGCTCGTTAAACTCGCGTGGCACTTCTTGATTGTAGGTGGCATTATGTGCCAACTGCCTCTTGGCTTGGTCTACCAGAACAGAAGCCATGCTTGGTCCCGTAAGGTATTTCATCAACTCAGACCTCAAGGGCGGCCCATACAGGCTTAGCCTCATGGCTTCGTTTTCGTGTTCTTCCTCGGTCAGCCGTTCGTTAATACCACGGGATCGTTGCATATCCTATCCTCTATAACCTATGGACTACGGGTTTGCGTTACCAATGCGGTCGCTAATGTCTTTTTGTTCGCGGGTTAGATCCCCTAAAATCTCTTGGATTTTTGATAAGGTCTTAGACTGGACCGCTTGAGTTTCTGTGGTGCCTTTTAAGAACGCAACGTGTGCATCCACTATCGGCATTAAAACAGTCCCATGAAAACTTTGGCATGCCTCCCTCGTAAAGAAGATGAACAGACACAGTATCATTACGGGGACACCGAATCTTTCTCCTATTCGGAGGGCGCTCGCTACCATTACATCTTTTCTTTCTGGCACAGAAGCAATAAAGCCCTGTTTTCTTGCCGTTCTTTGATCCAAGCCACCAAAATTTTAACTACCTCTGTTATGAGAATGCTCAAGAAAATGCCGAGTATAAATCCCATTCCGACCTCGTCCTGCCGCGTTTCTTTTGTAACGTCCAAGACTACGCCACGTTCTCGTATTGACTGAGTTCCGCTTGCTCTGCGTACTGCTCTTGCCACAATTCTATTGATTATAATACGGCCGGCAAGGTGCTTTCGGAAAGACAACTTGCTCCACACATGCTCATTTATTTGGTCAATAATCACAGCGGGCACACTCCTGACGGGCAGGGTGTAACTTTCAACACACTGACCACTCGCTTACCCGTCCCCCCGCATGCTGAACAGGTGTGCATTATTTTGCCGTCGCCCTGCTTGCCAGTGCCATTGCATGACTCGCATACCCCTGATTTTACGATGCGTTGCTGATCTAATGCAGCTTCGACAGCGATCTCTGCTGTGATGCTGGGGTCGTTTGGTGTGCCGGCGTACAGGCTAACTGCTGCCAAGAGAATGCCGAATGCTCTCATTACAATATCCCCCCGGTCCATGAATCCATGTTCGTCTGCTGGAAACCGTTAAAGCCTGCTATGGCATACGAATCCCCTTGGGCGAGCATTTTGTCCAACACCTGAGCATCCACCCACCCTCCGGAGCGCTGAAATTGTACGGGTAGTCGTGGGTCAACAGTGCCTTTGTAGCAGTCTCCCCAGCTATTCTCGATAAAGCCACCAGGCTTATCCATCCTGACACCTGCCCCCATCATGCAATGACTCCAAGATCCAGATGGACTTAGCCAGCCCTCTTTCATAGTCATGTTGAATCCACGGTCAGAGCAGATAAAGACCGGATACCCGTTGGAGATAGCGGCGGCGTACTCTGGCCAGCTTTGCACTAGCGTCACCTCTCGGCAGGTATGCGCTTTGGCAAAGTGCATTAGCTGGGCAGGAACACCTTCTCGGCCAAAAGTGCGCTCAGATATCCCGGAGGAGGGTGCTGTATAAGTCTTACCGTCGTAATCAACACCGTAGTGGAGGCAGCCAAAATCACGAATAGCTTTGGCAGCGTGGAACCCCGTGGAACCGTCCCCTCCGCGATTAGTCTCAACTCCACGGGCGGCTGTCCTGCTTAGCCCATATACGGATGCCTCGAGAGTGCGGCCACCAAATCGTTCGGGCTCACCTCGCTTTAAGATTTCTACGGAGGCCAAAATATCTATCGAGAGTGCGGTGCCCCACCCCACGCATGATCCGATGGGTTGCGATAACCTAGTCCAGGAGGGCATGCACTGTAGGAGGTAGTCTCCCAAGAAAACATCTTGCCCTGAAGCCTCTAGACCGGGGGCGGCCTGAGTAAAGGTGGGGTTGGGAAGGGACGCTACGAACTCCCTGGAGCCCGCTGGGTCGCTTTGCCACCCGAACAGCATCGCATCGCTCATTGGTCCCTGCCGATCCCAGCCCACGCAATCGCTTGGCAGAGATCGCAGTAGGACTGCCTAAGCTCTTTGGTCACTGGCTGTACTTTTGTCGTGAGGATCGCCGCAAAGGCCGCTTCCACTGCAGGCTGTAGTTCTGGGTACTTGCCTGGCTTATTGCCGCCAATTCGCCGCCAGCCAATCCTGAGTGCTGTAGACGTAAAGACTTTGAGCTTTTCGGTGTCGCCCCAAACTACTTGGGTATCCGTGTTATCTGCGTCCACTGCTGCGGCCACCTTGGACCAGATTTGGGACCACAGCATCCTGTCTACGGCGTTGCAGCCTCGCAGGGCATTGGCAATGTTCTTCACGGCTTGCTGCATCTCTTTGCTTGGTGGGGCTAGAGTGGGCAAGGCAACCGCAGGTACATACCGTAGGGCAGTCACGCCAAATGCGGCTACTAACAGCAGTCCGGTGGCGGCTGCATTACGCATCATCGCTTGGCCGGCTTTCCCTGCGCAGTAGCCCCGTCGGGCGTGGCAGGCTGGAGCAGATTGTCCATCAGTTTCTGGCAGAGCAGCACAGCATCTTGGTTGCCGCTGTTATGCAGGCGCGTAGCTAGATCGAGAACGATCTGCAGGTCTTTAACATGGCTGTCGGGCTGGCTGGGAACGTATGCTTTCCATCCCCGCAACTTAGCCAAGACATATGGGCCGCACAGGATAGCTACTGCTGCTACTGCTGCCGCCAAACGAATAGAATTGTCAAGCGTCACGCCTCACCATGCACCTTCTCGACACCCCAGCGGAGAAGTGCTTCACCTTGGGGGCTGGCCAACACTGCAGAGAGCAGGCCAATTAGCTGGTCATCAACCGGCGTCTCGGTCTTTCTGGCACACCACTCCGCTGCATCGGCCAGAATTATGGCTTTTGAGTGCGGGTCTTGAGTGCTGATAAACGATTGACCAAAAGCAAGCAGAGGAGACCATTCGCTCAGGAGTTTAAGCTGGGTCCAGATGGAGGGCGAGTTGCCAGTAATTTCGTGGTCCATATGTCGCCTCTGCTTGCAGGATAGTTTTCATGCAGTCATTCGACGCTGTTAGCCTTGAGGGACTAATGCTGGTGAGGTTGGAATGGTGGTCGTTGCCGAAGTAGCTTGCGAGCCGACGATGCAACGCGTCTTGCCGTTTGCCGTTGCTGCTAGGCAGTAACCCATGCCGGCACCAGCAGTAATACCACCGGCAGCAGCACCTTGGAACAGGGCACCGGCAGTGAGGCTAGTTGAAACAATCG